CTGTCCTTCAATAGTATCAACTGCTCCTTCAGGAAGCAGTTCAGGATTTTTTTGAATAGCTGTGCTGTAAGCATCAATAGATTCTCTCGCTCTCTTGGCTGATCTGAATAAGCTATAGTCAGACTTTATTTGCTCAACCTTTGAATTAGCTGTCAGGTTCTTTGCAGTTAATCCAAAAGCTTTGTCAGCTTCTACAAGAACCTGTAAAGCTTCTTGTTGTTTTGTATCTAACGCGCCTCTTGCAAGTGCTGCTTTTCCCTCATCTTTACCGACCTGAAATAGTTCATCTGTAGGGAAGACTGCTGTATCCCAGGCATCCATAATATCTTTAGATGTTATGCCATTAACTTCGCCTTTTTTAAAAACAAAATCCAGGCTTTGTTGCATATCATCTAACGCTATCTTGTTGGCTTGTAACAATGAAGCAAACTCAAGTGACCTGGCATCCCGGATCTCTGCCATCTCTTTGGTCGGCAGCATTCCTCTATACCTAAACGATCCTGCAATTTTGTCCAAGGTTGGGCTTTCTTTTAGGACACCATCAACAGCTTTGCCTATTACTTCCCCTGCTTCTTTGGCTGCAGAAAAACTTCCTTGAATAACATCACCTACAACTGGCAATGCTGCTGTCTTTGATACCAGTGGCAGACCTATCTGCGCAGCTTTAGCAAAAGCAAATGGTGCGCCAATTGCTACAGCCGCTCCTTCAAGGGCAATCTTGCCTTTGTTTTCTAAAGCAGCATAAGCTTTTTCCTGACCATCAAGATATTGGAGTTCTCTGGTTTTGGTAGGTCCACCTCCTACAAAAGAATCGCCAAAGGTTTCCATGTCAGGGGATGCAACAGTGAACTCACCTGCAGCAAGTGGTACTAAAGCTGCACCTTTCCTAATCCCCTTGGTCGCTTTTAATATAGCTCCTCCTGGTACACCAAACTGGACTAAAGCTTTAGGTAGTTCTGCAGCAAGACCAAGCCCGGTAATGTCAGGCGCATACATTTCCTGAATAGACTGGGCTGTAGTCACCAAATCCTGTCCCATCTCTTCTTCGCCAGCAAGCTGAAGGCCATAGCCTGCTGTCGATAAAATTTCTGTTGGGATAGAGACAAGGCCATGCAGAGCGCCTCTACCAGCCGCACCCCATGTACCTATGTTTTCTTGTTCTAACTCTGTGGCGGGGTTGTACTTATCGGAATTGAGATAATTAAACTGATCTTGCTCTGCTTTGATAGCAAGGTTTTTTTCTCTGACCTTTCTAGCAACTTCATTAGGGTCATCATCCAATTCATACGGTAGATAACTACCATCTATTAGTCGCTTATAAGGCATTACTTAAATACTTCCTAGCTCTTTAATATAGTTTTCCGCATTATTTAGAGAGAAATCTTTAAGAGTTTTTAAATCATTAATTAAATGAGGGGCCTGAGCAAATATGGTTAATAGCTCTTTTCTACTTTGCATGTCTTTTCTAACATTTAATAATAAATTGTTTGCCTGAGTGGGTGTTAATTCTCTACCAAGCATTTTTTCTGCAGCAGATTTCAATGTAAAGAATTCTCTTTCTAGGTCAGTACCAGTTTGTTCAATTGCCGCTGCATCTTTAGCTAGTTCAGACTGAGACTTATCATAAGCTATGCCAGCTTCTGTAGCCTGGGTTAACGCATTAACCGGAGTCCATCCTTCTACTGGTTTCATCATCTGACCGGCAATGTATAAACCTTTCTGGTTAGGATTAAAGTTCTTTAACTTGGATATCATCCTTTGAACTATGTTGCCTTCAGGCGGCGGCGGTTCCGTAGTAGTATCTTTAGGCTCAACTTGAGATTGGTTTCTCGCTTCTAACAATGCTTCTTTTAATTGAGCAATTAATTGTTCATTGCTATTAACTTTATCCTGTTCTGCCTTTAAAGCTGCCTCAATCTCTGCAGTATCATTGAAGAAATAATCACCAACGACATACCCAGCCCCCGCTACCGTTCCATATTTTCCTACAACATTACCTGCTCTTCTATACCAGCTTGGTTTTCCTTCAGTCCCTTGCCCTACATCTTGACCGGAATCATCAGGAGTCTTGTCACTTTTAGTGGTAGTGGTTGTTGTTCCATCTTTCTTCTTAGCATCATCCATATGCTTTCGGTAGGTTGATTCTCCATCATCAACCTTGGTAGGACCTTTAGGAGATGTTGGTGGCGGTCCTTTAACTTCTCTAATTTTTAATTCAACTTCTACTTCTTTCAATGCATCGTCAAAAACCTGTTTATGTTGCCCAGTCATAGAACCGCCAACTGGGATCTCATCCAATTCTTTTCTTATTTCTATAACTTCTTCTACATTTTTGGATTTTCTTGCTTTTGCAAGTCTTTGAAAAAATGTTGATCCAAGGTCATATGCTGTCTTCGCTAATCCAGTTTTCCCAGATCCTTGCGCCAAATGCATAATGCCGCCAGCAGCTTTTCTTTCAACGTATAGTCCTGAGTCCTCATCAAAATCATAAGCGTTAAGATAATTTTGCAGAGAACCAAGACCTGATCTTTCTACATCTTCTACAGTTACTGCTGCCTTGGGTACGCCATCACGCATAAAGGTCGGAGACTTAACATTCTTATCTCGTGCTTGCCAAATACTAGTTGGCAAACTAGTGATGCCGCCTTCTTCAACTTCTACTTCAGGTGCGCTTTCTGTAACTAAAGCTTCTATGCCACCTTCTTCAACTTCTACTTCAGGCGCATTATCCTGTTCAAGTTGTTCAACAAATTCTTCTGTTACAATATTTCCAGGATCTTCAAAAGATTCTGCATATGCAGAAGGCAGCATACTGAATTCTACATTCTCACTAATCAACTCACCTGTTTCTGGGATAACTTCCCCTAAAAATCTATTTGTTTGAAATTGTATACTTCTTCCCTTAACTGTATCCCACACAGTATCAGGCACGTTACTAGGAGAAACTCTGTTTCTAAAAAGAAAATTCCAAAGCCCGTTTGTTTCATCAGTTGCAGAAAATCTTTTACTAATATTTTTGTCAAACCATTTTCCTGCATCCCCTAAAACTTCTGATCCTTTCTCAAGCGATGAAGCTACTAATTTATGAGAGCCATCCGGAAATAATCTTTTTTGAATAAATGGTATCTTAGCTAGAGCTCTTGCAGCTTTTACTCCTGTATATCCTAATTTTGCCAATCCCACAGCAATCTCACCAGGAGGAAAAACTATCATTGCTGCTGCTGATGCGGCAATAGCTCTATCAACAGGATCATCTGGGTCAAAAACGAGAAAGTCAGTTACATCTCTAGCATTAATCCCTGATCCTTCCTCTGTTTTATCCCAACTTAAAAAAGTTCCTTCTCCAGTAGGAACATTAATTCTTATAGGTTTGTCGGCATCTGAATCCCAAGAAATACTAGGCATGTCTTGTACTGTCACATCATCAGCCATGCTACCTATAGTATCAGCGACACTTTCTGCATACCCAGGCCGACCAATGGCTTGCATTTGTTCCCCACCAGAAAGCCAATCCCAAACCCCTAGCTCTCCAGAACCTTCTGCTAATCTCATCGGTCCCATGAACTGATTAATAGGAGCAACGCCAGCCATGATACCTCCGCCAGCCCTTCGTTCTGGAGTCTGGAACATAGGTCGATTGTATATGTCAGAAATCATTTGTTTCCCCTACTTAAAAGAGATTGAACAGGCTGGCAATGCCAATAGCCGTACCTAAAACATTAGAAGCTGTGCTTGGCTCTTGAAATGCTTGATATTGACCTGTTCCGCTTTCAAAACCAGATTTGTAATTAGGCAAGAACGGAGCCAATCCACTTAGCATTTGTTGCCCACGTTGCAACCTCATGTATGGTTCATCAGCCAGTTGAGTTGCAGCTTTATATTGATTCGCAAACGCTGTGTCCTGAACACCTCTGCCAGTCTGGCCAAGGTTACCTAACATGCCGATCTGTCCAGACAACATATCAAATCCTTGTTGGCCTAACCCAGCTATGCCAGCCGCTGCTCCAGCCCTTCTTCCCTGCATATTTTCAAAGCCGGTCATGGAGCGATCCATAGCATCGCCATAGCCTTTGTATAGCAGATCTCCACCTAACTGAGCTTGTTGGTCTAAGACGTTCCTATCTATCTCTGCTTCCTGAATGGCTCCTCGAGATCCACCGAAAGCACCTGCCTGTACTTGCCTGGAACGTGCTTGTCTTTTCTGCTCTTCACCCAGCCGACTAATCTCCTGCATCTGAGGCTGATAAACATTCTGCATATAAGGATTCATAAAGGACTGAGCCGACCATGGGTTATACCCCATACCGCTCTGCATGTAATACTGCTGCGCCATGTTGAGTTGTGGGCCAAATCCACCCAGACCACCAGCCAAATTTCTTGCTATAACTTCAAGTGGACCTAGACCTGCTGTCTGTTGTACCGGAACAGGTATTGGTTGGCTTAACAGACCAGGTTGTCCTGGGCCACCAAAGTAGGCTGATAATAATTGTCTCGCACTATATTCTGTTGCGGGATCAGTAAATGTTTTTTGTGAAGTCGGCAGAACATAAGGTTGTGTTGTATCAACTACCTCAGTACTTGAATCAAATATACCCATTACGGATGTCCTCCCATCCTAGCGGCTTGTTCACCCGCTCTTTGCAATTCATACATAGCTCTTGCCCCTTCTCTTCTTTGGGCGGCTTTACTCTTTGGTCTTTTACCCATTAAATTACCAATACCCCTGACTGCTTTTGCATTAACAACAAACTCACCATCAGAAAGCATGGCGGGTATATCGTCTGAAGTCTCAGTCCCTGGTCCCGCTATCTGCCCATTTCTTCTGGGAAAATTCGCTTCGCCACCACCTGCTGCATATTGTATATAACCGGAGTTATTGAAAGGCAATACACCCGGTATTCCGCCGGTCTGGTTTATAGGGACATAATTCTGTTGCGGCGGAGGCGGCTGAAATGTGCCGCCCCGATTTAATGGCTGTGTAGCCCACATATTTCCTTGCGGTCCAGGTGTCCCTAGTGGCCCAATGCCCCCGTAATTTGCATACAACTGGCCGGGCATTCCCCTGTATCCCAGATTAAAGTCAGGAACTTCATTTGCTGGCATAAAGGATTGAAGGTTCTTGAAGCGAGGGTCCATTGCTGTTAAAGGTGACCCGCCCCTTGGGTCAAATAGATCAGCATCACCGTATACTTGCATAGACCTCTGGGCTGCAGCTTCCTGCAATGTACTGGGAGCCCCGCTACCAAATTCGGTTTCACCTTGCGCAGCGGCCAACCCAAGCAAAGCTAACAGCCAGGGGGGGATACTCCATGAAGGTAAAGTTTGAGCATGTATTCGCGCCGCTTGTTGCTGCGCTGGGTTCATTTTTTCCCAGTTGCCTTTTTTTGTAGCAAGTTCGTAGCATCCCTCGTAGGTAGTCCCTCCAGGTATGCCGTTTGTATCGTCTATTGGACCTTTACTTCCAGACTGTCCTCCTTCAGTTCCAGTTCCTGTACCTGTACCTGTTCCTGTTCCTGTACCTGTTCCAGTTCCTGTACCTGTTCCAGTTCCTGTACCTGTTCCAGTTCCTGTACCTGTTCCTGTACCTGTACCTGTGCTTGTGCCAGAACCTTTCTTTCTGCCAAGCCACCATCTCCAATCAAAAACATCTCTAATCCATTGAGGGGGCCAAGTGAGTGCCGGATCTTTGTCTCTTCCTAGTCTCCACTTACGCCACCCTTCTCCCAGCCTATCCCTTAATGTCTTTTTTTCTTCTTCAGATATCATCTCATCCGCTTCGGCAAGTGTAGCTTCTAATTCTTCTGCTGCCGCAATAAAATCTGGATCTGAAATCATTGTTTGATAATCAACTGGGATTGTTGGATCTTCAGAACCATCATCTGTAGAAACTGATCCTCCTCCATCATTTGGATTTTGAGTAAACATCCAAAATGGAAAATTCGGATAACCTAGTCTTGGATTCATCCATGGATCAAAAGGATTAAGTGGATTCCTTCTGTCATGAGTATCGTCATACCATCCAGGCCCCAGCACGGTACCAATGCCAGATGAGAATTGTTGATTTATGTCATCTCCAATTGGAGCCATATAATTTTCTAGTTGAAGATTTCCAGGGGTTAAAGAACCTCCTAAATTGTTTCCTAAATTGACAATACCCCCTAGAGGCATATTGCCAAAATCAATTACTTGAGCACCTACTCCTAGACCTGTGTTACCCATGTAACCAGTATCTTGATAACCCATGGAATGCAAGCCATCGGGGCCAATTGTTGTAGAACGTGGTAGTAAATACCCTTCAATCATTATTTAACGCCTCCACCTTTCAAGAGGGTGCTGTATCCCAGTAGAATTCTACTCCCCCAACATCTTTTTGTCATTCCCCTACTTCTACCTTGAGCCCACCGTTAGTGCTGACTTGCACTGTACCTACGCTGGCTGTAGCCACCAATGTACGGGACGTATAGGATATGGTCTTAAAAGAATCCCGATCGTAAACCTGAAGTTCTTGCGCGGTAGTATTCCAGATAATATCCCCGTCCCTAAACTTTGATTCATCAATGGTAGCCTGGTTAAATTGAGGAGTTTGATCTAGCTCAATTTTATTAAGGTTAAGTTCTAGTATTCTAATGGCTCGATTAAACGTATTAGATGTTACGCCTTCTTCTGTGGCAATCGGCAATTGTGTCTGGAGAATCTTTCCCATTATCTTTTACCATTAGGCTGTATATCTAACCTGGTTCTTCCCAGCTTAAATCCTACACCCTGATCTTCAGATTCAAACCTTAAAGCAGCCTGACGACCTCGAGCCCTCATATCTATCTTGGTAGTGCTGCCAGTAAAAGAAGTAGTCTGGTCTGTTGTAAAAGAATCACCAGGATAATCCCTCATTTTTAAAACAGCAGTCATTGCTTGGCCAGATCCACCACTTCCATTGAAATCAACATCAGGGATCATTCGCCTGATAAATTGAAAGTCTTCTCCATCTCCAATATCAAAATCTCCAGACTGTATATAGACTGAAGTCATCGGTGATTCATCATCATCATTGCCAACTTCATGACTATAAAGATAAGAAGTGGAACTACTTTTACCAGCGGCAATAGGAGTAACAGAAATGCCTTCGTCTATCCATGCTGTTCTTGATAATTGGCCAATAGACCAATTGTTTTCTTCATAATTAAATGTCACATAACGGTCAATGACAGTGGCTGAAGAAGAACAATAAAACCAACCTACTTCATCGAACTCTTTATTAACGTAGCCAAAGAATTGGGATGCTTGAAATTGATTTAAATCATCATAAACATACGACTGCACAGTACATGGAACGCTTTGAACTGTACCCGTATAACGATAGAAACCTTTTCTATCCATCCAGAATATTCCAGCCGGGGTATTAACTGCACAGTTAGGACCAACCAGGCTAACCCCTTCATTAATAATATTAAGACCGAACGTCAATGGTGGCCCTATAAACTGCAAGCTATAAAGGGCTACGTCAGTCCATATCAAAGTTTCTTGCCTAGCCCGTAATCCGCCAACAATTTCTGATCCTGCAGAACATCTGAGAGATCCTGCCGTATTATCTGATCGAGGTTCCCATTCTGTAACATTTTCCTGATCTGAAAAAGCAATCAGCAATGGGTCTATGCTGCCACTTCTGGCACCACTTTCAATTGGGTCTGCACCCATAACAATAACGTGTCTGTCTACATCGGAAACAAGAACTTGCAAACCTCTAGTTGGCGCAAGATTAGCTCCAGATAAACTACTTAATGTAACGGCTCGGGCTGAAGTACCACTTGTATTATCCCAATAATAAATATTACCTGCCCTTGGATTAGCGATAAGGTCTTCACCAAAATTATCCATAGACCAAAGACGTAACTGGTTATTCGCAGCTAGAGAAGAAGTAGAACCCCACGTTGAACTAGAAAAGGTGTCTACACCAAATCCAGTGCTGCCGACAAATACATCAAGCCCAACAGTTAGTTGGTATGCGCCAACAACAGATGCTCCGCCATTACCGCTGTCACTGGCATTTGCAGTTACTGTATCGCCATCTGTATCTTTTGCAGTAATGGTGTAGGAGTTTGCATCAACGATAGAAACTATTTGATATTCCTGATTAAGCACCGAAGCAATAACATTGCCTCCCAAACTGGCAGCACCAGAAAAGGTAACGAAATCATTTTGCGCTGCATTATGCGCAGTATCTGCTACTGTCAAAGTTGAAGATCCATTAGTTGCAGAAAAAGTAACATCCCCTGCAGCAGTGGTAGATCTAATAGGAGTAATATCGTTATAAACAGATCCATCCTGGATATAAAGCTTATAACTGGTGCCTAGGCTAAGTAGCTTTGTTCCAGCTAGATTAACCCAGTTATGCAGTTTTCTTCCTGTTCCCTCAAAAGAAGGCAGAATATATTTCTGCCAGCCACCTATCTTTTCGGCAAACCCTTTTCTAAAACGCACAAGATTACCGTCAAACCAGCCGCCTTCCGCTGTATAGCTGGTGCTTTCTTTATCAATACCAGGTTTAAAATTTAAAGGCTGTAATGGCATTTTAGTTTCCTATAACGCAATAACTCGATCTCGTAAACGTGCAGCCCGTTCTGGTGTTTGCTGCGCCCACCTTGAGTCCATCATGTCCATTGCCATTATCCCCCATGATTCTTGAGAAACAGCATGGTTCATATTCTTAAATTTACTGAGCCCACCCTGCCCAAGCTGGAAACACATATTCACCAGGATGTGCTGGGCTTCTTGGGGTAACTCTTCCCAGTTATCATAAATATTACGACACCCATCTATTGCTATATGGACATCCTGTTGAAACAACTCATAGCATCGCCCCTCTGAAATACAGTCTTCTTCAGGGACTTCATCGTAAGCACCGTGTACGGGGAGGTCTATCTCTGGGTCGGAATCTAGTAACTTATGTCCGATACCTGTTGTTTTGTGGTTTTCACTACACAGGTATACATGCAGGATCTTTCCTTCATCTGCGGCTATCTCTTCATAAACACGTTTGACATCTACAGTCATTTAGAGCCTCCGTTGTTCTTTGTGTTAGTGTAAGCCACCGATCCGAACCATACGGAGACAAGACCGCCGACACTGACGAAGTATATCGAGCTCATGGCCTCGAGTAGTTCAGCAGCCTTATTCAATCCAAGCAGGTCACAGAAAACAACAAGGCTTGGGTATAGAAGCATTCCAAGAAGAGCCAACCAGCACATATTCCTCTGCGCGTCAGCTTTTTCGTGCATTACAGATAGGTTCTGCATGCGCTCAGACATGGCAAGCTCTTCATCGCTTACAGTGCCGTCACCATCCACATCGTACATAGCGTATTCGCTGCCTTCTTCTAACCTTTTACCTTTTGCCATTAGCGATACTCCGGTTCCTTGTTCATTTTTACATAGTTCACTACAAAATGGTCTTTAATCCAGCTATCCCCTGGACGACCTAATTCTAACAACTTGTCATGCCTTCGCATTAGAGGGGGCACCAGCGGCACAATATCCTTGCCGTTCCTGTATTGTGTCACTGATACCCCGTCTAATATTTTGAGCCGTCCACATCTGGGCGCACCAAAGGTAACTATTTCCCTTGGCGGTATCTCGTCCCTTGTCATCAAAGCACCCAGGATCATAGCCACAGCGCCACCAAGGGAGTGGCCTGTCAGCACAATATTCTTATGGTCAATGTCCTGCTCAAGACAAACGCTAGTCACTTTATTGACCAGGCGTTTACTGGCTTTGAGGAACCCCGCAGGGCAGAACCCTAACTCCTTTGTCCAAAGCGGTATGATTCTCAGATCCCTGATTGCATCAAGTGGTTCATCGGTTCCACGGAAAGCAAAGATGTTGTCTTTAACAAGCACCTCAATATTGGCTTCTTCAAACGTAGCCTCCTGGTAACACCTTGCACAGAGTTGACTTAACTCTTGATGACTAGCCATTAGGTAATGCTCTTTCTTCGGGATCACGCTCACAATCTACATGGTCTGAACTTTTCGTAATGGTAAATGCCCCATCAACGAATGGGATACCGGAGGGAAGCGTGACACTGTATTCACGTTCACCACACAATGGTACGGCGGAACAGGCTGGAAGAAATAAGATAATCGCTAAAAGAAATGTTTTCATGTTATTTACTCAAATAGTGTTGTGTTTTGGTTAACCATTCTTGGGATGCAGTAAGCTGTAATATTCTGGTTCTTCGTATATCTTTTATTCTTTGGTGCCATTCTTCCTTCCTCTATCGCTAAAGCAAATTCGTTACATCTATACACACTTTTAAATAGCATACGGTTATCTGATATCGTTTCACCATTTACAAGAACAACCAGTAAAAAAGCAATAATCATTCAATCTGGACTATTCTCCACTATCCAAACAAACGCCCAGACAAATGCCATAAAGACTACCCATGCAAATGCTACGGTACCTGCGAGGTTTAAATTTTTTCGTATTGTTTTCCTTCTAAGTTTTATCCTGGCAACTTCTTTTTCATGCGCTAACCTGCTTTCTTCCATGCGGTTTTTAACGCTTGTATATAAATCTCCTTGACCTTGTATCAGGCAGATGTCTTTAAACTGTCTATCAAAATTCTCTAACTGTCTCTTTGCAGACTCCATTGCAAGAGCTTCTTTGTAGCTCATTGCACCAGCTTTTGAACGCTCTACATCTCTGTACTTTTCGCTTGCCTCACCCCACTTTCCTACTAATGATTGCAAACTAGCAGCATGTCCGGCACTTTCTTTAAGGGTACTTAGCCCTTCATTAAGAACCTTTAGGGCTGACAGTACGGCTGCTACCTCTCCGATCATGCAGCACCTCTAAAAATCTTTTGAAAGATATATTGCCGCTAAAATAAATGGATACATTGCCCAGATCAGACCTTCCAGTCTCGCCATACGCGACGACCCCCGGTCTAACCGTTCTTCTATAGCTTTAAACCGAAGCGCACATTCTCTTTCATGGGTTTCGATTTTGGATAATGCATCTTGTTCTGTCATTCCTTTGCTTTACCGATATTAATCGCCAGCATATCAATTACTTTATATGCTTTAGCGACCAGAGAGTCGTCTGTAGGAGTAGGGGTTAAAGCAGCAATAGTGCTACATGCAGCAATTATTGCAGTAACAATATTTAATAAATCTATTAATTGGTCCATAAAAATTTATCCTATATGTCAATTTCTACCCAAGATTCAGAATCTTCATCCCATCTATGAGGTTGACCGCCAGTCGGCATTGGTTTAGTTGGAGAAGGATAATTAAATTCTACCCAAGATTTAGAACTTTCATCCCAACTATAAATTTTTCCATCATCTGGCATTTCAGTCGGAGGTTCCCATCCATAACTTTCAGAATTTAATATCCAGCTATCGTAAGGTTTTGCGTCATAAAATCCTGTCCCATCATAATTCCCACCAACTGCCGCAAAATTTTTACGCTCTCTTGCTTCGTCACCTGTAATAATTGATTGATCATCAGCAGCTTTTCTTGTTGCCCTGGTTCCTCCATTACCATCATCTTCAGTGGCTTCTACATAATAAATGCCGCCATTCATATTGTATGATGTTTTTACCCAGTCACCTTCTAATGTAGAAATATGATCTTCATCTGCAACAATTACTTGTTGTACGATGCCATCAACAACCAATGCATAATGCGCCATCTATATCTCCTATGCTACATAAGTCCCAGATGAGTTAAAGGTATGATAGGTATAACCGCCTGCAGAAGTTACAGTTCCTCCAGTTCCTTGTTGAGTGCCAGAATAACGCAAGATAACAACTCCAGATCCACCATTACCTGCAACATTTGAACTAGGTCCACTCAAAGCTCCTGCTCCTCCACCTGAATTTGCTGGAGAGGCTGAACCATTCCAGTTTGCTGCTCCTGCTGTACCACCTCCAGATCCACCGGCTCCTTGGGTTGAAAAACTGTTTGGAGGACCACCAAATGGAGCATTGTAATACGCCATAGCCCCTCCGCCTCCACCTGCGCGGGTAGTGCCAAGTGATTGCCAATCTTTTCCTCCTCCACCAGCACCTGCTTGCGGAGAGTAATAAGGAGGTGCAGTAGGATGAAATCCGCCATTGAGTCCTGCAGCGCCTGCTCCACCGCCACCGCCACCCATAACATAAAGACCAGATATATAACCCAAGCCTCCATCATTTCCTTGGCCAGAAGTACCTGATCCTCCAGGGTTTGAAGAGCCATAAGGAGAACCGCCAGATCCGCCACCTGACCCGCCTGCTAGACCACTTACAGTAGGACTAGAACTATTCCCTCCACCGCCACCGCCAGTTGCAGTGCCAGAAGAAACAGTTCCTAGAATACTATTGCTGCCAGAATTACCTTGTCCTTGAACAGCCCATGGGTGCGCTGCTCCTCCAGCGCCAATGGTTACAGTATATGAAGCATCAGGAGTAAAAGTTTCTGAAGCTTCTAAATGCCCTCCTGCTCCACCTCCACCATTTGCTGCGTTGAGACTTTTACCGCCACTAGCGCCTCCGGCGAGAACAAGATACTCAACAGTATAAGGCTCTCTTGGCGCGGCACCTCCGGCCAGCATCATCATAATTCCAGACATTAGCTTAGATTCCCACTAATTACACAAACTGTACCGCTTAAAAATAAAATAGTAGCTACGCCACGGGTTTTCAAAGTGGCCGTAGCTATGTCAGAATCTTCTCCAGCTTTGTATGCAGTAGTAATAGTACATGTAATAGTTATATTACCTGTCGTATTGTTGAATATGCTGATTGCATCTCCCGCACTAAAAGTTGAATTGGGGATAGTAATAGAACCACCTGACCCAACTTCAATAAAGTTTCCAACATCTCCTGTTGCTAATGAATATGAACCAGTCTTGGCTGAACCGCTTTGCGGTATTGCCCTGACTGCGCCATCTCCATCAGTCATACTGCCTGTAACTGTTAGATTCCCGGCAGATGACAAAGCCATTTTTTCTGCTGCAGCTTCACTAGCTGCGGTCTTAAAGCTTAACTTTGTTGCATTGCTTGTTGCGCTAAAGTCTCCTTCCGATACCGCTTCAATACCTGCAGCAACCAAGTTGGCATCAGAGCCAGTGCTTTCATCTGGTGCTTGAAAATCTACTTTACCAATTACATCATCAGCAGCTATATCCACTTCAGCAGTCTGTAGTGTTAATGCCATAGGGCTGTCATCAGTTGTCACAGTTCCCTTTAAAGTAATTGCGCCAGCTTCTGTCAATGAAATAATCGGAGTTGTACCTACAGCAGATCCCAGACCGACAATCAAATCATCGGCTGTGTCATCCAGGCCAATATAAAAATCCTGTGCATGCCCATCAAAAACAATCTTTACATCTTCTGCCTCTGCGTCCCCAAGGGTTAAGGTAGGCGTTGCTCCGGCAATTTGAAAGGAATCTGAAACAACAACATCAGTCATTGCATCAATTACTGCGGCCCCACTACCTGCACCATCCAGGTAAACAAGTCTGGTTTTCCCAGTACCTATAGTAACTGTTGCGCCACTACCTTGTTTGACTGTAATACTTTGTGAACCACTAGTTGCATTTTCTATAAACATAACCCGAGAGATAGTATTCGGGGCAATTGTAAGTTCTCTGGTAGCAGTTAAACTTGCGCTGCTGGTTACTTTAAAATATAAAGCTCTAGCTGGATCAGCAGCACCATCGGCAACTGTAGTCGTAGCATTTGCGTCACTACCAAAACAATCCTGGGTATTATAACCAAGACCATCCGCAATTAACTCGAGGTTGGTATTGGTGCTTGTGCCCCAGGTGCCTGATTCATCACCAGTGGCAATTTCTTTTAATCTTAAATTATTGACATATGTAGCCATTTATTAACTCCCTATTGTCGGTTGAGTATCAGGAAAATCTGAAGTTGAAGGCCAGTCTCTTAGTTTCTGACGATACTCGGTTAACGAATCTTTGTCTGGATGATCTGGAAGCAACATCAAAAGGTCTGTTCGTTCTAGTTCAGAGTTACGCCAGACTCTAGCCATCACGGATTCAGTTACTCCACTTTCAGCGGGAACGAATTCCTCGTAATGATCAAAGTTTTCTTTGATCCATTCTTCTGAGCCTTTAATTCTTGGGTTGGTGATATTGCCATCAGCGTCTTTGATTACATAGGTTTTCATTTTTTTCTCCTATCACCACGGGAGGTACTGGATAATAATTATCCCGTCACCGCCGCGACCGCCGCAAGAATAGGACCCGAAGTTCTGGTTATAGGCTGCGCCACCTCCGCCCCCAATGCCGCCCATTTGACCAACAAGAAATTCAGCATTTGTATTACACCAATAACCAGTGCCTCCAGCTAAAGCACCAGCTTGGTTTGTTGACCACGGAGTGCCAGAGGTAATCCATGTTGAAGTCCCCTGTGCGCCTCCGACAACATACCCGTACCCACTAGACCCGATTCCTTCACCCATCGCGTCAGAATGACCGTCATTGTTACCACCAACTCCGGGCTGTCCAGTATCGCCCGTGCCGTGTACACCCACAGCGCCGCCTCCCGAGTATCCCGCCTGACCGCCCGGTCCACCCGTATTATTGACGTCGCCATTACTTGCCGTCCCGCCCGTTCCGGCCACGCTGCTTATGCCTCCCCCGCCGCCACCATTTGCGGTCAGAGTTGAACTTAAGCCCGTGCCAGCCATCGTCGTGTTTCCACCGTTTGATCCTGTGGCATTTGCGCCACCATCACCTCCAACTCCAACAACAAGTGTGAAACTTCCTGCGGTTGTGACTGCAAGGCTATTTTTTTTACAGTAACCACCCGCTCCGCCTCCACGCGCAATATTGGTTCCATAGCCACAACCACCGCCTCCGGCTCCAATTAAGTGGATGCAGATATTCCCGTCCATAGGAGGAACCCAAGTCACTGACTCGGTGATGGTTAATTGAGGATATGCGGTTACCGTCGCACCTAAAACTGCCATCTCTAACCTTCTGCCTCCTCTTCTTCTTTTTCTAATTCTGGTCGGGTTGCAGGAAAATCATTTATATATTCGTCGTCATCATTTGTTGCAGGCCAATCCCTTAGTGCCTGACGATAAGTTAGGTAGTTATCTCGTTTGGGGTAGTCTGGCGTTTGCGCTATCCAATCAGTATCCTTTAGCTCTTGATCTCGCCACTCTCTTGCAGATTGAACTGTCTCTGGAACAACTTGATGAGGAGGATCAACAATCAAATCATAGGACTCATAATTGTCCTTGACGTAGGACTCTTCAGCCTCAATTAAATTTGTAACGCCGTCACTGTCTGTTACGCTAAAGCGTGCCATTACAGATACTCCACGATTGAAAGTACAACTAGACCGCCGCCGCCCATTCCCGAATAGGAGTCTGAACTGCTGTAAGCGGCTGCGCCGCCTCCGCCGCCGCCATAGGAACCCGTTCCCCCATAAGTTCCGCCAGACCCCGTTTTTTGAGCACCTCCGCCACCTCCGCCGAATAATCCGGGCGAAACGTATCCGCCTGCATTGGAAGCGCCATAATAAATACTTGCATGATACCCTGCTCCACCTCCTCCGGGGCCGGGATAAGAGTTAGCACCAGACGTAGTTACAGATCCCGCCACGCCCCATAACCCGTCAAAAATACTTGAAGATTGGCCTGTATGCATACTGGTTTCGGCGGCTTGAGTA